AAGTAGGCGTTCTTTCCTTGTGCTGGACCACCGAAACAAACATCAACGTACCCTTGAACACCACCTTCTTTACCTTCACCACCAAACAACTCGGGTTGATCTACGTAGACTGTGGTATTAGTTGTAGGTGTGCCAGACCATGCTTCTTTATCACCAACACCGATAGATAGAAGTTTGTCTACAGAACTACAAAATACAAGGTGTAATCCTGCATAATATCTATATCCAGTAGTATAACAATTATCACCACCTTTTCCCATTAAACACACCTCCCACTTACTACATTACAATCTGCTGATATAGGAACACTTGACCATCCTGACTCTTCAGCAAACTTAACAGCATTGACAGCAAACGAGGTGGTATCAATACTCAGCAGATAATCTGCATCAATACCCTCATCAATAAGAGTTCTCCAAGATATACTGTGTGACTTACACCAAACACGCATCTGTCTATTACAGTATCCAAGTGATTTAAGATGCCAGAAATAAACCCGTTTCATTTCTTACCACCCTGACAAGAAATTATAGGGGTAGTGCCTATATCACCAAACCAAATGCAGTTAGGTTGAGACATTTTTCGTGTGCCAAACAATACAGGTACAGGAGAAGCAGAGTCTACTGTTGTTGAATTTACATCTCCAGGAGGAGGTGCTACAGGTGCTTCTGGTGTTGGTCTTAATAAATATGCAGCTACCGACAATACTACAAACGCAAGGTACAGCCACTCTACAGGT